CAATGGGATGAAAGATGAAGCCTATTGCATGGATGTCACCTGATGGAAAGCTCTCAACGACTGAGGGTAAGTTGTTTTACATACCACTCTACACCGCACCAAGAGAGTTAAGTGATGATGAGATTATGGAAGTTCTTGAGAAGATTGAATATAACCCTGCTGAAGTTTCATTAAGCTATGACTATGAGATGAGAATTGCTAGAGCAATACTAAAGAAAGCGAGTGAAAAGTGATTACTAAATACCGCAGACTACGGATGTCAGGATTGTGTAAGTCTACAGCTTTATATTTTTGTTGGCGCAGTTTTGTTAATAAGTTTTTTAGGAGAAATAAATGAATGTTTATCAGAAGTTAAATAAAGCTCGTCTTGAGCTACAAAGCACAGAGCTTACTAAGTCTGGTCACAATAAGTTTGCTGGCTACAAGTATTTTGAGCTTGGTGACTTTTTACCTACTATCAACACTATCTTTGATAAAGTAGGTCTTTGTGGTGTTATTAGCTTTGGTTCTGAATTAGCAACACTAACAATTGTGTCTGTTGATGATGGATCTAAGATTGAGATTACTAGCCCAATGGCTGATGCACAGCTAAAAGGCTGCCATCCAATTCAAAACCTTGGTGCTGTAGAGACATATACTCGCAGATACTTATGGGTTACAGCAATGGAGATTGTTGAGCATGATGCTCTAGATGCTAGTCAGCCAGTAGTAGATGCTGAAAGCCTAGTAGAAGCCATTGGTCTTTGTACCGATATGGAGCAACTAAAGACTGCTTTTGCACAGGCTTACAAAGTAGCAAGCAAAGACAAGCAAGCATTGAAACTAATCAATGATGCCAAAGAATTGAAAAAGAAGGAGTTAGCATGAACCACTTAGACAATATTGATAAACCATATATTCCAGCAGCTAAGACGAATATCTTGGAAACACTCAGAAAACTAGGATGGACACCACCTAGCGAAGATAAAAGATTTATTGAAAAATGGCAGACTTACAAACACTTAGCATGGAGAAACGAGCAATGAAGATGGATGACCAAAAAGACTACTCAGGTATCTGGATCGATTTAATGGCAGAAGTAAAGGTATTGCACCACTACTGTCTAGCAGGTGACTGGACTAGTGCAATCAAGACAGCCAAGAACTGTAGTAAGTATGCAGACGATTTATCTCTTGTTCTTAAAGAGATGTCCGAGGTAAAATGATTATCCCATTTGTTCTTGTATTGGGTTTATTAGCAGGATTAGGGTTAGTAGCCCTAATTCTTTGGATTGGGAGTGATTAATGGAACAAAGAACAGAAGAATGGTTCGCAGCCAGATTAGGCAAAGTAACTGCTAGTAAGGTATCAGCAGTCTTGGCTAAGAAAGATTCAGCCACTAGATCAGATTACTTGACAGACTTAGTTCTCGAAAGACTTACTGGCAAGCAACAGGAGTTCTACCAGAATGAAGCTATGCAATGGGGAACAGATACAGAGCCTCAAGCGAGAATGGCTTATGAAGCTCAGACATCTACTCTTGTGGATGAGCTGGGGTTTATTGACCATCCTACCATTGCTAATTTTGGTTGCTCTCCTGATGGTGTTATTGGAGAAGATGGGCTTATCGAAATTAAGTGTCCCAATTCAAAGACTCATCTTTCTACTCTATTGAGTGGTAAAGCACCGACCAAGTATATTCCTCAGATGCAAACTCAGATGGCTGTGATGAACCGCCAATGGTGTGACTTTGTATCTTTCGACCCAAGGCTTCCAGAGGATTTGCAGTTGTTTGTTGTCCGAGTAAATCGAGATGATGAATATATTGCAAAGCTCGAAGAAGAAGTAGTAGTTTTTTTAGATGAAGTAAACGAAACAGTAAATAAATTGAAAGAACTTAGTGTAAAATGACGAAAAGCCTAGAGAGCTACGAACTCTTTAGGCTTCTCTAACCACCACAATTATCGGAGAATTGCATGGCTGTCCAAGACTTTACACTATCTAAAGAATACCTACAATCTTTGTTTGATTACAGAGATGGTGAGCTTTACTGGAAAAAAAGAAATCAAAGAAAAGCTGGTTGCATCAATGGTGAAAGCTACAGACATATTGTAATTAATAAGAAGCTATATAAAGCTCATAGGTTAATTTTTATGTTGCATCATGGATATATGCCAGAGTTTATAGACCATATAGATAACGATAGATTAAACAACAGAATAGAAAATTTAAGACCAGCGACAAAGCAAGAAAACTGTTGGAACAGAGTAATAAATAAAAATAACAAATCTGGTATTAAAGGTGTTTCTTGGTGCAAATTGACTAAGAAATGGAGAGTTCAAGGTAGGTTAGATAACAAGGTAGTTTATTTAGGAGTCTATCCAACATTGGAAGAAGCAGCAGAAGTAATAGCAAATTTTAGGTTTATCAATCATGGCAATTTTGCCAAGTTTTAAGGAGAAGTAAATGGGTGTTAAGAAACAACTAAAAGCTAAAGCAGGTACTTACACAAACAAGCAAGGTGAAGAAAAAACTCGCTATGTCAATGTAGGTGTTTTATTGGAAACTGGTAAAGGTGAGATGCTAAAGATTGAATCTTTGCCTGTGCCTTTTGATGGCTGGATTTACTTTGCAGATATTGAGAAGCGAGAAGTAGGTCAGAATCCTACAGCAGCTCCAGCAGTAGACCAAGATATTCCCTTCTAAGGAGTTATTATGAAAAAGATTATCGCAGGTATTTTGTTGGCAATGACAGCGACAGTTGTCTATGCTAATTGCACTACCCATACAGTAACAACTTCAAATGGCAGAATGGTTATATGCACTACCTGTTGTTATGGTGGTAACTGCAACACTAACTGCTTCTAACTAACAATGAGCGAAAGCGGATGCTGTTGTGCCACACCTGTATAAGGACTGTATTGCAGACAGACGCAGCGAGTAGCTCAGTTTTGAAAGGTTTATATGAGTCAGAGAGAAATGAAACAAAAGCGAATCCAGTATTTATTACTCAGGATGCAAAAAGAACCAATGAACTGTCACCAGATGGCAGACTCAGTTAATCTGAGCCTCAAGTCATTCTCAAAGTATTTAACAGAGATGAGATTCAAGAAGATGGTCTATATCGACCACTATGCTAGGAGTGAAGCAGGTGCTTATACTGTTTACTATAAGACTGGAAATCTACCAGATGCAGAAAAGCCATTGCCATATAGTCAGCAAGAATACAACAGACGATACAAGCTCAAGACAAGAGAGCCATTGAGAAGAATACCAAAGGTCATAGCAAGACCAGACTATGCAGCTCATTGGCTTTTTAACCCCATAGCAGAGGTTTAAATGATTAAGGAATGGATTGAGAAGATTAGAAAGAGTCTAGTCGGCATGGTTATTATTTTTGTTATTGGCAACAGTTTTGGTGGTCTTGGTGCTTACTACACAATTGCTCAAGATTGCTCAGTTATGGGAATGTTCAGAATGGGAATGACTCCATACAGTTGCAAAAGGCTAATCCCATGATTATTGACCCAGTAGATTTGGCAGATAGACTGTATGAACTTTTGCAAGCAAGGCTACCTAATGGTGGATATGTTGTAAAAAAACAACACAGAGAGACAGTAATAATGGCAGAACATTTATTAAGGGAGTTATTTGAAAGATGAATGAAGAACTAACAAAAGATTTTTGGACTCAGGTCAATGAAATTGAGCAATTGAGCTGTAAAGTAAATAGTTGTCAGTCTATAATTGCCATCTGCGCAGAAAGAGCTTTAGGTGATGACTCTGGTGCATTGTGGGCTGCCTCAGATATTCTTAACGATATAGAGTCCAAATTGGATGACAGAGTTCACAAATTATTATTGATTTACCGACAACTTCAAGAACCAGTTAAAAAGGCTAAAAAGAAATGAACCTAGAAAAAGACTTTACCCTCTCAGAAGAAGAACTAGAAGTAATCAGAGAAGCAATCCGCAAAACAATGGCTGAGTATTTAGCGAGCTTGCAATGATTAGATGGTCAGGAACTATACTGTGTTTGATAGGTATAGCCCTGACTTCTCTCAATATATACCCTTTAAACCTCTTATTTGGGCTTGTAGGCAGTTTTCTGTGGACAGTCCAAGGCTACCTATACAGGGACAATGCTTTGCTCTTGGTGGAGCTTGTAGCAGTTATTATTTATTTGGTAGGTCTTGTTAGGGTTTTCCCTTAGACAGTCCAAATCTTTCCTCGAAAAGTAACCTCACCTTTATCTTCATTCCATACTTGCACTAACTCAGGTGGTAGCAACTTACCATCTACAAAGGTTAGAACTGCGAATCCACTTCTCCAGTCTTTAGGGTTGTCCTCGGTATAGTCAGAGAACTGGTCACCCATTGGGTTAGCTAGGCATCCTGTCTGCACACCATAGCGAGTTCCCTTGTAATCTGTGAATGGCTCTACTTTTAACTGGTGAGTATGTCCTGTGACAATAGAAGTTCCTGCAAAGGTTGTATTGTTTGACCCTGCATAGCGACCACCTTTCCATCTGTGCTTAATCACAGTATCTTCATTAATCCAGAATGACCAGCAAGGTTGCCATAGAGGAAAATGGTCTTTAAGGGTAAACCCTTGGACTCCTTCATATTGCGGAGCTTGAGCTGCTAGGAAGTTCTCGAATCGAGCATCATGGTTACCTAGAGTCCAAATAAGATTAGACTTGTGGACTGAGGCTTCTTCAATAGCAGATAGATGGTCTTGGACTGCCTTGAGTTCTTCGATTACAGAAGGCTTTGAGTCCCAGCCAATTCTAGGATGTCGGCTGATAGATGCTCCATCAAAGGCATCACCATTGTTAATAATGACTTCTGGCTTGTGGGCTTTAATGAATGTCAGCAATGCTCTAAAGGCTGTGCTGTAGTCCTCTGGGTAGAAGTGAGCATCTGAGAACACTACTACTGTGCCATTCTCAATGACTGTGCCTCTGCGGACAGAGTGTCTAGTTTCTTCTAGCTTCTCTGCTAGTTTCTGCTTTGCTACTTCTTTGTCAAAATTTATAACTCTTTTGCTAGGATTATTGGTCGCTAGAGTGATATTGTATTTACCCTCTAAATAATTCCTGCGCCTCATAATATTTCTAGCATCAACACCTAGGGCTTTAGCCATCCCAGTT